GTCAAAAGCTTCAGCAGTAACGCGGAAAGAATCAGCGCCAGCAACCAGCAGGTAAACGCGAACAGGCTTGCCAGCTTCGTTCTCCCACTCGGTCAGGTAATGGGTGCGGGTCTCATCGTAAAACAGCTCAACACCGGCAACCAGGGCCAGCATAGGGCGCTTGGAATCAGCAGCAGGTGCTTCAGCCTTGTAGGTTTCGGGGCCGATCGCATCACCAATCACAACAATGTTGCCATTATCAATGGCGGCAGGGCTGCCATCCTTGTAAAAAACAACACTCTTCAGGTAGGCAGCGTTGCTGGAACCAACCAGCATATCGGTGCCAACAACAGCATGTTTAATGTTAGCCATAATATGTAACTCCTTTTTTTACTCTTTTGTATGCAGGTAACGTTCAAACAGGTCGCCATAGCGCTTCTCTGTTTTCTGGGTGCCATTCACGCCAAACCGTACCTTGTTTACCTCGCCCTTCTTTTCTTTGGGCGGAACATAACTGAACTCAGCGGCCTTTTTGCCCAACAGCTTGTAGCAAGCATCTTCCAAAACGGTAAACTCCATCGTCTTGTTATCTCGCAGCTTGGCATAATCAGCATCGCCATC